CCGACCCCGATTCATGGGTCAAGACCATGATCAAATGGTGGCTCGACAAAAAAGGCGAGTACGCCCGGCCCGAGCGCTCGGGCGTGATCCGCTACTTCTATCGCATCGGTGATGCCATCCATTGGGCCAAGACACCGGGCGAGCTGATGGAAGAGTTTCCCGATCAAGGCGTCGCTCCGACGTCGTTTACGTTCATCTTGGGCAGGTTGTCAGACAACAAGATCTTGCTGCAGATCGATCCCGGCTACCGCGCGCGGCTGATGTCATTGCCGATGGTCGAGCGCGAGAGGTTGTTAGGCAAAGGTCAGGGCGGCAACTGGGCGATCCGGCCTGCTGCGGGCCTGTACTTCCGGCGGTCGTGGTTTCGCACGATCACTGCGCCGCCGTCCGACTTCGTGCAGGTGGTGCGGGCGTGGGACAAGGCGGCGACGCAGCCGACCGTGGACAATCCCGATCCGGCGTGGACGCGCGGCGTCAAGATGGGGATCACGCGCGGCGGCCGCATCGTGATCTTGCATCTCGAGTCGCTGCGCGGCTCGCCCGCGCAGGTGCTGCAGGCGATGCTAAACACGGCCGCGCAGGATGGGATCGGTGTGAAGATCTGCATCTGGCAAGACCCAGCGCAGGCCGGCAAAGTCGACGTGGCGCTGACCAAAAGCTATTTGTCGGGCCACTGGGTCGAGTCGGAAGTCGCGCGCGAAGACAAGCTGGTGTACGCGGGCCCTTTTTCCACGCAGGTCGAGGCCGGCAACGTCGACGTGCTGCAAGGGCCGTGGAATGAGGCCTTGCTGTCCGAGCTCGAGGGCTTTCCGGACGGCAAGCACAAAGACATCACCGACGCGTGTAGCCGTGCGTTTATGGCGCTCAATAAGGCCGGCGTGCGCGTGTACCAGGATGCGATGGATCAGCTCGCGAAGGAAATGCGCCTATGAAGCTAGAAGAGTTTGCGCCGCTCGTCGAAGCCCTCGAGCCACTGCCCGACGACGAGCGCGCCCGCGTGCTGCTGTATTGCCTGCTCAAGTACGCGCCGAGCGAGTTCAGCAACGGCGACCTATTCGGCCTGCTAGAGCGGGCGCGCAACCCTGAGACGGCGTGCAAGCGTGCCGCCGTGCACACCAGCACATGAGGACACCACACAATGTCAGACGATCCAAAAGAGTTGCAGACGATCACGGCCTACGACGTCGGAGCGCTGCCGCCCGCACCGCCCCCGCAAGCACTTGAGCCGATCTTGCAGTATTTCGCGTATAAGCATCTGCGCCCGCCGCTGGCCACGGTGAGCGCGCAGTTTGCGGTGCTCGCCGAGTTTATCGTCGATCACCTGCCGCGCTGCGCCGAGCGCACGGTCGCGCTGCGCAAGCTGCTCGAGGCGAAAGACGCAGCGGTGAGGGCCGCGCTGCCCGTGATCGCCGAGCGGCGATGACAAAGACCGCCCGTAAGAGCTTGGCCAATCGGAAGTATTACGAGCGGCACCGAGACACCGTCCGCGAACGCCGGCGTGCGCGGTATTGGAAGGATCGCGAGCGCAAGCTGGCAGCGACGGCCGCCCGTCCGTGATACCGTGCAGCCGTACACATGAGCACGCTTGCACCCGAGGACATGAGGCCATGAGCACATGAGCGGCGACGGCGGCACGGTCGAGCGGCTAGACGGCTGGGTGAATTTGGTCACGGGGCTAGGCACAGCCCGAGACAAGCTCACCTATGCCAAGGTGTCGCCGGGCGAGCGGCTAAGCGACGCGTCGCTCGAAACGCTGTTCAACGAAGACGACACCGCCCGGCGCGTGGTGAGCAAGCTGCCGCGTGAGGCGATGCGCCGCGGCTTTCGTGTGGAGCTCGAGGCCGACGACGGCGACGACAGCGGGGCTGATGTCGAGCGCGAGCTGCACGACCAGCTGCGGAAGATCGGCGCAGACGCAGGCCTGCGTGACGGCTGGATATGGGCACGGCTGTACGGTGGTGGCTCGGGCCTATTCGTGGGCGCCGACGACGGCAGGCAGCCCGACGAGCCGCTCAACGAAGCCGGGATCCGGACGATCGCATTCGTGAACGTGATCAAGCGCCCGCAAGTGATCGTCAAGCGACGCTACGCGGACGTCACGAAGCCGGACTACGGCAAGCCCGAGATTGTGACGATCTATCAAAACGGTCTTGTCACGGGCGCGCAGGCGGCAGGGTCGAGCGTGGACGTGCACGTGAGTCGCTTGATCCTATTCGACGGTGTGCTGACCGCACGCACGACGCAGCCGACGATCAACGAGTGGGACGATTCGGTACTGCAGAGTGTGTATGCAGCGCTGCAGCAGTCGGCGACCGGTTGGCAGTCGACCGCGCATCTGATGACAGATGCCGCGCAAGGCGTGCTCAAGATCCAAAACTTGATCGACCTGACCGCGGCCGGCCGATCCGAAGTGCTCCAAGCGCGCATGCAGGCGATGGACATGGCGCGGTCGGTGGCGCGCGCGATCATCGTGGACGCCGAAAAGGAATCTTTCGAGCGGATCGCTACGTCATTTTCGGGCCTGCCGGAAGTGCTCGACAAGCTCATGACGCGCGTCGCATCGGCGGCTGAAATGCCCGTCACGCTGCTGTATGGGCGCTCGCCTGCAGGCCTCAATGCGACGGGCGAGTCAGACATCCGCGGCTGGTACGACACCGTGGCAGACGCGCAGACTGACGTGCTCGAGCCGCGGCTGCAGCGATTGCTCACGCTGATGTTTCTCGCAAAGGACGGCCCGACGAGCGGCGTAGTGCCCGAGCGCTGGTGCATCGAGTTTAACCCGCTGTGGCAGCCGACCGATAAAGAGCTCGCCGACACCAACAAGGTCAAGGCCGACACGTATGTAGCGCTCGTCGGCGCGCAGATCGTGACCGAGTCGGAAGCCGCGATCGGCTTGGCGCCCGATTTCCCCGTGATCGACGTCGATCAGCGAAAAGAGCTGCAGGAGGAGCAAGCGGACGTGCACGCCGAGGCGCTGCTGAATCCGCCGGATCCGAACGCTGATCCGAACGCCGACGCAGATCCCGCAGCGGACAGCGACGCCCGCACCGACGCCGGCGACAACCAGCCCCGCGACTATCACGGCCGGTGGACGGTCGGCGGGTCGCTCGCTGCAGCTCGAGCGCGCACGCAAACCGCCCGCATCGCCTACCGCACACAGCCCACTGCAGACACCCGAGCGGCGCACACTGCGGCCGCAGCGGCAGTCCGCCAACGTCGCAGCCTAGATCGGCGCGTGCGAAGCCATGGGGGCGGCCGCGAGACGCCCCGCCCAAAACTCCCTAGCGGTGAGCGCCGCGCGTTCATCGCACCCCACCGACAAGCCCTAGCGGCGGCGCAAGCCGCGCATGCCGCGCAACCCACCGGCCGCACGGCGCGAGCCGTCACCGAGGCGCACGACGCACTGCGGCAAGCACGCCGGCTCGCCGGCTCGTCGCACCTGGACGCAGGCAAGGCAGCGCGCGACACGGGCGAAGCGCGTGGCGAGCAGACGGCGTACCGTGGTGCGTACGCACGCGCCGAGCTCGGCACCACGGCGCACGCCCACGCAGCCCGCGCACGCCGGCTAGGTGATGATCGCGTGCTCGAGGCGGTGGGCCGGTACGGCTCGCGTCGTGACGTGGAGCGCGCGGCCACCGACATCAGCGAGCACAACACATCGTCGGCGGAGCTCGCGCGCGAATACCACCACGCCTACCGCGAGCGCCGCACGGGCGCCGACGCCGACACGCCCGCAGAAGCGCACCAGGCGGCCAAGCAGCACGTGTCCGACGTGGTGCACGACGTCCACGACGTGCTGCACGACACGCTGATCGTCGCGAGCCGGCGGCTACCCAAGCGTGAGGCCGCAGCCCACGTGCGGACGCTGCGGCGTGAGGCCCTCGGTAGGGCGCGCGGCATCGCGGATGCGTTCAGGCGTGCGCCACCCGACGCATGAGCCGCCGTGCACACCAGCACATGAGCACGGCTGCACATTGACTGCCGTGCTCAAGGGGGCGTATCACGGACGGCATGCCAGCCCCCTTGCACCGCTCCGACGCCCGGCTTGCTGAGATCCTGCGGGCGCTGATAGCCGACCGCTACGACGCGCAGGCCCGAATACCAGCCGGACGCCACGGCGGCGGACAGTTCACCTCGAGCGGGGGCGGTGGCGGCGGCCCGAGCAAGAGTCAGGAGCGCCGCGCCGCCGTGCGGTCGTTTACGAACGCCGCAGTCGAGCGGGCGATCAAGTCGGGCGCGACGCATAAGCAGGTCAGCGCGATCCGCGAAATCGAGCACCGTGCGCACGCCAAAGTGCAGCGCGCATCGGCTCGGCTCGCGCAGGGTACACAGCAGACGCTATTCAGCAAGGCGCCCAAGCAGCCCGGCAGCTACAGGCTAAGCAAGGCCGTGGGCGGTGGGACGGCCGTAGGCATCGCCAACAAGGCGCTGGTGCATGCCGCCGCGCAGAAAGGCCTAGCCGAGCACGCCGCGCGCGTGGCGCGCAAGACTACGCCGCCACCGGCTGCAGCGCCGCATGCGACGACGGCTGCGGCTGCGTCGCTGCGGCCTGCCACCGTCAAGGCTCAACCCGGTGAAGCAAAACACTTTGCCGACCTAGCCGCGGGCGCGTCGGACGAAACGCTCAAGCGTGCAGCTCGCAGCGCGGTTAGGAATCAAAAGACCTATCGCGATATGCATCAGCAAACCGGCGGCACTGACGCCGGGATCGCACAGCTGCACGAGACGGTTAGGCAGTCACACCTAGCTACCGTTGCGGAAATGAAAAAGCGCGGGCTCAAGGTGCCGAAGGGCGAGACTGACGAGCCGCTAACGGTCGCGCCGGCGCGGCCGGCATTGCGTGTTGTGGAGCCGCCGCCACCTGCCGGCGGGTACTTTGGAGTGGCACCCGTGCCATCCGGGCCGGTGCCCGCACCGCCCACGCGCAAGGAAATCCGGCAAGCAGAGCGCGATCACGCGCAAGCCGCAGCGCGAGACAAAGCGGCGTCGGACGCGCGCAACGCAGCGGACGAAGCGCGGGCGGCGCGTGAACGCGCGGGCGAAGGGGATACGCTAGGCCGGATCATGGCGGAAGCGCGAGCGCGCCCGGCGGCGCTCGGCTCGTATGAGGAGGAAGTGCAAAAGAGTAAAGACCGCGCGCAGGCGGTAGCAACTCGCGAGACTGCACAGCCGATCAAGCGCGCACTGACGCCCGTGGAAAAAGAGCGCGCACGGAAGCTAGAAGACGCGATCGACGTGCTGCGTTCATCCGAGCACCAGCATCAACAATCGCAGAGTGAGGGCGGGCGAGATGCTGCGGCGAAGGTGGTGCGCGCAGCACGTGCAAGAGTCGAGAATCTGCACTTAGGGCTTGAGCCGGGCGTTTACGCCAAGCACGCAGCGCAAGCGGAGCGCAGCGCGAAAGCGAAAGCAACCAAGGCCGCGAACGCTAAGGCAGCGCAGGAAACCGGCTATGTCAAGAGCTGGCGCGCCTCGAGCTCGCAAGATGCTTGGAGCCGCGCGCGCAAGTGAACTGCATCGCGATCATCGGCGCCCCCCGCGCAGGCAAGACCACGCTTGCAAATGAGCTAGCGTGCACGCTTGCACTCCCGGTCGTGCACGCCGACGACATGATCGCGCTCGGCTGGTCGAACGTCTCCGACACGCTAGCGCGGCTCATGATCGGCGATCCGACGCCGGCGATTTACGAGGGCGTGTCAGTGGTGCGTGCGCTCCGCAAGCTGCTGCAGACGGCGGCAGACGGCGCGCTACCCGTGCAGCGCTGCATCGTGCTCGACCGTCCGCGCCTCGTGCTCACGCCGGGACAAGACCGCATGCGGCGCGGCTGCGAAACGATGCTCGCCGGCATCGCGCCCGAGCTCGCGCGGCGCGGCGTCGCATTGGAGCGCCACACGTGGACGCCCTAGTCAGCGCGCTGCGCACGCAGGCTGCAGTGCGCGGCGCCAAGTACGCGCGCTCCGTCGCCAAGCGCAAGGCGCCGCGCCCGCGCTACCCGCACAAAGAAGTGCTGATCTACCACCGCAAGATCCGCTACATCGTGGCGCAGGCGCAGTACGTCATACAGCGCGACTTGATCCCGCAGCTGCCGACGCTGCTAGACGAGCAGTCGCAGACACCGCAGACGGTGTTTATTCGTCGCGACTCCGCCGACGACATCGATCGCGCCATCGCAAAGACAGCCGCAGCCACGGCGCAAGCCATACCGGAGCGCGAAATCGAGCAAGCCGCAACGCAAACGGCGCTGCGCGTGTCCGAGTGGCACGCGGACGAGCTCGGGCGGCAGGTCGAAAAGGTCGCGCGGATCAACCTGCACGACAACCCCACCGGGCTAGCCGGCGCGATCGATCTTTTCGTGTCTGACAACGTGGCGCTGATCAAGTCGATCAACGTGCAGCAACTCGAGCAGGTCAAAGGTGTGATCCTACGTGGTGCGCGCGCGGGAAAGCACCATCTCGAAGTGCGGGACGAAATCGTGGCGCAGTTCGGGAAGTCGAACAAACGCGCGGCCGTGATCGCGCGTGATCAGGTCGGCAAGCTCAACGGGCAGCTAACGCAGTTGAGGCAAACGAACATCGGGATCAAGCGTTACCGCTGGTCGTCGTCGCAGGATGAGCGCGTCCGCAGCGGACACCGCAAGCTCAACGGCACGATCCAAGAGTGGTCGAAGCCGCCGCTCTGCGACGAGCGCACGGGCGAGCGAGCGCATCCGGGCTACCCGGTTCAATGTCGGTGCGTCGCGATCCCGATCGTCGACGATCTGCTAGTCGAGGCCGGACTGCTCGATCCCGAAGACGTCGAGCTGCAGCAGCCGACGCCGGGCCCGGCCGTCAAGGTGCCCGGCCCCCGGACGCCAGCCAACACACAGCAGCCCCCGGCGACACCGATCACGCCCACGCCGCCGAGCCGGCCGCCGCCCGCACCGCTGCCCCCCACGCCCCCACCGCCCGCACCGCCACCGGTCACGCGGACACGCCCCCCACCGGGGCCGCCAGTGTCCGCAGCACTGCCTAAGCCGGTCGTGTCGGATCCGCAGCTCGAGGCTCAAGCATTCGAGCGGCTGCAACGCCAGCTGTCCGAGGCGCTGCAGCGCAAGGCGGCGGCTCAAGTGCTCCGCAAGCGCGCGGAAAACGCGCTAGCCGCTGCACTGGCGAGCTCGGAACGTCAGGCGGTAAGAGCCGCGCAGGTGAACCTCGAGGCCGCTTTCGCGGCAGAAGCCGCGGCGTCCGCAGCCTACGGCCGGGCAGCCACGCAGGCCCACACGCCGCCCGTACCGAGGCCGCCCACGCCCCGCGCCACGCCGCCCGCACCGATGCGACCGCCCCGCAGGCCGGGCGGTGGCGCAGCTCGCAAGCGCCCACGTCGCAAGCGCCCAGCGCCGCCGCCCACGAAGCCTGGGCTACGCCGCAAGCGTGCACGGTGACACCTGTGCACGGCTGCTCATGAGCACATGAGCACGCCAGCACGCCTGAACATGAGCACCCGTGCAAGCGTATCAATGTGCAAGCGTGCCAATGCGGTCTTGACGGGCGCCCGACGTCGTGCGTATCAACGGCAGTGCAGCCCGACACCGTCAGCCGCTACGACGTCGCCGTACTTGGCAACGCCGAGCGCACGCCGCAAGGCTTTCTGCGCATCCCGGCGCACCTCACGAGGGCCGGGATCCTCGAGGAC